AGTTCAAGGGTGTGGTGTATAAGTATGGTAACGTAACTTTGGGTGAACCATCTGAAAAAAATGGGTTGCCATTTAAGTTTAGTTATGATATACTAGATACAAATGGATTAAAGAAATCACAATTTGATGAAGAGTTTTTTACATTGATTGGTGATATATTAGTTGAAATTATAGACGAACAAGCTGGAAAAAATGATGGAACAATTGAACAACACAATAGAGAAAACGACCCTATCGAATCTGATAACGAATGATGAGTATTGTAGAAAGGTAATCCCTTTCATCAAGCCAAAGTATTTTGAGTTAAAAGAAGATAGAGTTGTATTTGAAGAAATTGTCAAATTTGTTGACAAATACAAAAAACGACCTACTAAAGTTTCTTTAGAAGTAGAACTAGAAAATCGAAGAGATTTAACCGACACAGAACATAAAGCAGTTGTCAATTTAATTAAAAATTTAAATGAGGCAGAGGTAGATATTGAGTGGTTAGTAAATACCACAGAAAAGTTTTGTAAGGATAAAGCGGTTTACAATGCAATCGTTGATGGTATTGCTATCATTGATGGTAAAGATGGAAAAAGAACACAAGAAGCAATTCCAGAGATTATGAGAGATGCTCTTGCTGTTAGTTTTGATTCATCTGTAGGACACGATTATTTAGATGATGGAGAAGAGAGATTTGATTTCTATCATAAGAAAGAAGTGAAGATACCTTTTGATCTAGATTTCTTCAATAAAATTACTAAAGGTGGTTTACCACAAAAAACTTTGAATATTGCTCTTGCTGGAACTGGTGTGGGTAAATCATTGTTTATGTGTCACATGGCTGCAAACTGTTTATCCCAAGGTAAGAATGTATTATACATTACTTTGGAGATGGCAGAAGAACGTATTGCAGAAAGAATAGATGCAAATCTCATGGATGTTTCTATGGAAGAACTACATGAATTACCGAAAACTATGTTTACAGATAAGGTTAACCAGATACGAAGTAAGACAGAAGGTAAACTAATTATCAAAGAATATCCTACTGCAAGTGCTAATAGTGCTCACTTTAGAGGATTAATTAAAGAACTTGCAATTAAAAAGTCATTTAATCCAGATATCATTTTTATTGATTATCTAAATATATGTGCATCATCAAGGTTTAAAGGAGCCGCAAATGTTAATTCCTACATGTATATTAAAGCAGTTGCAGAAGAACTTAGAGGACTCGCCGTTGAGAACAATCTTCCAATCGTTTCAGCGACACAGACAACAAGAAGTGGATTCTCATCAACCGATGTCGGCCTTGAGGATACATCTGAATCGTTTGGCTTACCAGCGACAGCGGATTTCATGTTTGCGCTTATTTCTACAGAAGAACTTGAGGAACTAAATCAAATAGTAGTCAAACAGTTAAAGAACAGATACAACGATCCTACAATGAATAAGAGATTTGTTATAGGTATTGATAGAAGTAAAATGAGATTAAGTGATGTTAATCTAAGTGAACAGAAGGACATAGTGGGGAGTGGTCAAGAAATTGACGATGACACACCTATTTTTGATAAAGGACAGAACGCTAAATACGATAAATTTTCTACATTTAAAGTTTAAGTTTGTTATCTGCTCGTAGCTCAGCTGGATAGAGCAATGGTCTTCTAAACCATAGGTCGTAGGTTCAAATCCTACCGAGCAGGCCAAACTTGGATTATTATAAATAACAATGTAACTATATTTAAATGGGGAAACTGATGTCATTACTAAAGAAATCCGTTCAACAAGTTAGGCGTAGAGCATCTACATATAAACCTAAACTTGAATTGGTGGAAGAATATTTCTTATCAGAACAAACAACATTACCAGTAGATATTTTTAGAGGACTTGATTACGAGAAGAATGAAAGACAATCTTCTAATTCTAGAGATGTAATAATTGTTCGTTCAAAAGATAGAGAAACGGATAGAGATGAGATTCTAAGAAATCTTAATCAAGCTGGTATTCAGGCACAGTTAGGAACTGCTCAATCAAGTGTTGATCCAATTGATGGTGAACATGAAGGTAAGAAGTTTCGTATCCTTGTGAAACCTATTTCTGGTGGTATGGCAGAAACTACCCTTAATGCAAGTATAACAGAACTATTCCCTTGTATTGCATTTGAAACGAAATATACACCTAGAGACACACAAGCATTTCATAAATATCTATTAGACATGGATATTAAAAGTCTTAAATGTATTGGTAGTAAAGACTTACAAGCCGCTCAAGAGACAATTAATAAAGCAGATACATCATCTAAGTTTGAAGATAAGATGACTAATGCAATTGCAATAACAAAATTCTTAACAGATCAACATAACGACAAACCTATTCAAAGTGTATTTTGGGGATATCGTCAAAAACCTTCTGGCGTTCCAAGTGGACACCCAGGCGATATGTTTTTAATGTATGCTGATAAAAGTATATTGGGCGTGAGTTTAAAAGCTGGTGGAAAGAAAACTTCTGAACCACAACTTAACACATATACTACAAAGATTTTTGATGTATTCAAAGAAAAAAGAATACATGATACATTAATGAAAACGGTGTATTCTCAAATATATTCAAAAATACCAGATTTCCCAGCAGAAAATCAATATAGGCAAAGATCAGGCACACTTAAAACTGTTAATGCTTTAAGAAAATTTGACCAAAAGAATAATAAAGAATATGAGTTGTATTACAATCAGTATCTAGAAATTATGAGAAATGGTGTTATTGACTTATTTAATAAGAATAGAGAGAAAACCATAGATTATATTCGACAAGAAGTATTGAGAGATGCTCCAGATGTTCCTACTTTAGTTATCAAAGCAATCGGTGACAAGTATGAAGAAGTAACAGACAAAGATGCCCTTGGAGTATTTTTACCACAAGTACAGTTCGTTAAAGCATATTCTAGTAAATCATCTAAACAAAGTTGGTTTATAGAGTTGAAATCTGGACAAGACAAGTTGACTATGAATATGTCAATTAGAACAAATAAGTCTGGAAATGCTGGACAGAAGAAGTTGGGGCAATTCAGTCTTGCTGTAAAATACAATGGATTGCAAAAATGAAGATACGTTTAAAAATAAAAGTACTTGACAAATTCTATCGTATGGTAGAAACTAAGTGTGGTAGAATTAGTAATTGGGCCTGGCATAAAAGGTGGCACAATAGAGAAACTGGCACAGGCTATAAGGCGTATACCAAATGAAAACATTTAATCAACTACTTACAGAAGATAAGGGTGGTAAGAATTTACACCTAGAACATCTAGAGGATGAAATTCTCAACTACGGAGTTGACGGTGGTAGAGCTGCAATTAACTTCCTACGTTCATTAAGAGATATGCTTGCTGGTAACTCTCGTTCATCTATTTCAATGACTGTTAAGTGGGATGGTGCGCCTGCAATCTTTTCTGGCATCGACCCTTCTGATAATAAGTTCTTTGTTGCAAAGAAGTCTGTATTTAATGCTGAACCTAAACTATACAAATCAATAAAGGAAATAGATGATGACAACCTATCTGGCTCTCTTAATTCTAAATTTAAAATTGCATTTACAGAATTTTCTAAATTGGGTATTAAAGGTGTTCTGCAAGGAGACCTTATGTTTACCGATGACGTTGACACCTCAACAATTGATGGTGAAAAATACTATACTTTTCAGCCCAATACTATTGTTTACGCTATACCTATTAATAGTGAATTGGGGAATACAATAAACAAAGCAAAGATTGGTGTTGTTTGGCATACAACGTACACTGGAAGTGATTTACAATCAATGAAAGCATCATTTGGTGCAAACATATCAAGTTTAAGTAAACCAGCGTCTGTCTGGATGGACGATGCAACTTACAAAGATGTGTCTGGAAGTGCGACATTTAATGCAAAAGAAACTGAAAAAGTTACAGATTTACTTTCAAAAACTGGAAAGACTTTTCAAAAAATTAATGCGAATCAATTAAGATCTTTTTTAAAACTACAAGAAGTATTTACTGGGCAACTTGCTAGTGCTGGGTTAAAAACATATAATAATACTAAAGTTAGAGCTGGAAAGACAATAACAAATCCTAGACAACATGCAATAGGATATGCTAAACATGTAGAGATGGCTTTACAAAAGAATATTGATAAAGTAAAATCGGTTGCTGGTAAAGAAAAATATAAGAATTTACAAAAAGAGTATGTACGAGAAGTCAAGAAATTTACAAACGTATTAACCTTAACTCTAGAGTTTCAAAACTATTTAGTTGATGCTAAAGCAGAAATCGTAAATAAACTAAATAGTGTAAAGGGATTGACAAGCACCTTTATTAAGACTAGTAATGGATTTAAAGTAACTAACCCAGAGGGGTATGTTGCGATTGATAGAGTTAGTGGAAATGCAGTTAAATTAGTAGACAGAATGGAGTTCTCGTTTAATAACTTTACCGCTATAAAGGCATGGGATAAATGAAAAAATTTAAACAAATACTTAACGAAGCTAAGTTTAATCATACGTTCACTTTCGGTAGGTTTAATCCACCAACAATTGGACATGAAAAACTAATCATGAAGGTTGCAAAAACCTCTTCTGGTTCTAAAGATTATTCTATCTTTGCTTCACAATCCCAAAGTCCTGCTAAAGACCCTTTACCGTATGCTCTAAAAGTCGCATACATGAGAAAGATATTTAAGAAACATTCTAGAAACATTATCGCAGACACTAAAATAAGAAATGTGTTTGACATTGCCGTTAGATTACATGGACAAGGATACAAGTCAATCACTATGATTGCTGGTTCTGATAGAGTAAAAGAGTTTGAAAGACTATTAAATCAGTATAATGGTGTAGAAGGTAAAAAACACGGTTATTATGGTTTCGATGAAATCAGAGTTATTTCTGCTGGAGAAAGAGACCCAGATGCAGAGGGTGTTGAAGGTATGTCGGCATCGAAGATGAGAGCTGCTGCAACTGCAAACAGTTTTGATATTTTCAAACAAGGAGTTGCTTCTGATGAAACAACTGCAAGAAAGTTATTTAATGATGTTCGTAAATATATGGGTATCAGAGAAGAAAAAGACATGGGTGACATGGATGACTATGAAACTCTAAGAGATAAGTATCTCACTGGAAAAATCTGGTTGGTTGGAGAAATGATTAGTGCAAATGGTATTGATGGTAAAATTATTTCAAGAGGAACTAATTATATATCATTTAATGATTCATCTGGCAAAGTCCACAAGGCATGGTTAACAGAAGTTAGAAACTATAGAAAAGAATACGATAACTATCAAGGTACACCAGAACAGATTGCAAGACGTTCTTCTAGAAATCAGGCTCGTAGAATTATGGGTAATAAAGCAGTTCAAGGTTTAGATGTTGGACACAGAGATAATAACCCACTTAATAACGACCCTAGTAATTTAAAAATGGAAGATCCATCTAAGAATAGAAGAGAACCAAGACTAAGAGAAGAACCTAAAAAGATTACAAAGACAAAACAAGTAAAAGGTGATGTTGCAGATGTAAAAGGAACACAGCCCGCTAAGTATTATTCTAAAGATACAGAGGGTGATGAAATGTCTAAATCTACAAAGATTGCTCGTGCAAGACATTTTGCAAAGGGTGGTTCTAGTGATAAAGCGCCTGGCGATAAAGGTGCAACTACTAAACCATCACAATACACCAAGAAGTATAAACAGATGTATGGTGAAATACTTGACAAGAATGAAGATTTCATACATTATCCAGGCCAAGTAGATCCAAAACAAGATAAGTCAAAAGGTGCTTTCGTTAGAGGCGATCCAACTGAACCTATAGAGTTTAATCCTAGTTATGATACAGATCAGATACTTGATAAAGCAAATAAAGAAGTTGAAAAGGAGAGAGGCGTGAAACAAAAACCTTATGTAGAGTCTGTCCAACTAGACGAAAAAATTGCTGGACTTGTAAAGAAATCTAGTGAAACTGGTGTTCCATATGGTATTCTTAAAAAGTCATATGACAGAGGTATGGCTGCATGGAAAGGTGGACATCGCCCAGGCACTACACCACAACAATGGGCATTTGCAAGAGTGAACTCAATGTTAACTGGTGGTAAGGCAGACCCAGATTTACAAGGTAAAGTAAGAGCTGCAAAGAAAGCACATAAAGCAAAGAAAAAAGAATCATATGAGTTAGGTACAGATGAGTATACAAATCATACTAAGAAAGTAACGCCAGGCCAAGTTAATGAATGGTTTGAAAATCAAGCTG